CTTCTCTTTAGAGGCATCCACACGAAAGTGTGGGCATCGCATTTGTGTTATAAATGCGGTAGGAACGTTCTTACATTCTCCGAGAACGAAGAGAATGAACGATTCCAAGACTCTTTACATGCAAAGCATAGAGTCATCGAGCAAAAGCTCAGGTATTAAGCGTAATACCACGTCCGGCAAGCCGGGCATTCCCAAACATATTGATCAACAACATATTTTGGAGTATAACCACAAGCACAACTACCATTGAAAACCACGCCCGAGCGTAGTCAAACAGTAGTGCCTCCATCCGAGTATAACACCCTCGGAGGAATAGTGGCCTTCGGCTTCTGGTAGTGTTGTATGTACGAATCTCTCGTCCATATCACATCATCAGCCGCGAACTTCCTGTCAAAGCGAATCACCAAAAAGGTTCTTTTCGCTACAGACAGTTCGCCCGCAACGGTTGGTGAAAGCAACTGCACGCCAAACGCAGTGCCCTTACTAAACCGCACCTTATTTAAAGGATTTGGTGGGGTAGGACTGGTAGGCTTGAAGTCTTTAACCAATCCCATAGTCCCCCCATCGTGTTCGAGACATACCCGAAAGATTATCCCGTACACGGCAGTGCATTCCAGCCCAGCTTCGGTAATATGATCACCTAAGCAAATGCTGAAGTATTGGCCTTCATTCTTAGCCTTCACGGATAAACCGCGGGAGCTAGTAACGGTGCCCGGGAAATTCAAAATTTCCGTATTCGGACCCCTCATTACCCACTCAGTCTCTGAGCGAGCGAACGACCCAGGAGAATTCGGTGTTTTCACCTTCTCATTCCTAGGTCCTTTGCCTTTAGAGGCAGCATTTTGGTTAGCCCAGTTCCGCGACCTATTGGTCGGTTTACCTTTCCCTTTGTGTTTTACTCCGCAGGGAGCAGGCTTTCCACAAGTAACGCAAAACGCCATTCTGGTGAACAGAGAAGATATTAGTTAACAATACGCAATAAGGGTCTGACGCCGTCAGATCTGCCGGTAGGATACACTCCTCCGACAATATCATCTCATGCGCTGAACCGCTTAGAGGTAGAGGTAACGCCCTCCTTCATTAGTTCATCAGATGGAGTTGCTTCTCCGACGGTAGTAATACCGACAGAGGCATCTTCCTGGTCCGTGACGTCTTCAATTTTTGGTGAGCTCGGCACATCAATCCGTTTAAAATCAACGGTTTTAGCCTTCTTGCCTTTCGCTCTTTTGATATCAATTAGCTCTGGATTTAAATCCACATCCCCTGATCCAGAGATCATTCTCTGGCGAACGAGTGCCTTCAACAACACGGAGTTGGTGGAAACACTCACGGCCTCTGTTTTAGCAATAGGGAACCTCAGGGTAGGGTATTCTTTTTCATAGAGCATTTTCTTTTCTAAAGAATCATCCCAAATGGGGAACATTTTCCCAACGATAGCTTCTTGTCGGATCTCTGGGCAGTTCACAGACGGGAGGAAACTAAGTCCTTCCTTCTGATCTCTCAGCAGAGACCTAGGCCACCTAGTGACATAGATCGCCGCCTCATTGGCAGGTGCATCGGTATCAATGTCCAGACTCTCGCCGGTGTTGGAATTAAAAAGCTTCAAGCTCATCAACCCCTGCGAGGACTCAAGTATACTCGGGATATACGTGAGATAGATGATCGTGTGATTACAATACACGTGACCCTGGACTTTATCACCTACTTTCTTCCAGAGAGCTCTCTTTTCCTTCGATTGAAGCAAGATTGGCTGAATTGGCACATTGTTCTTCATTTCAATCGAGTAACAGTTTTTCGTTGGGAGATTTTTCATCATGATATCATTATAGAATTCGTCAACTTCTTTTCGCGTCTTCGTCCATTCCTCAGTGGAGAATTCGAAGGCGGAAGTATGTCCGGAACCAGAAGAGGAACCTCCACCACCGACAGTATCTGTCAGTGTGCGGGAAACGCCAGAAAAGGCCATCGCAGTCTTTAGTCTCTGAACCAAATTGGAATTACCAAAAACAGAAAACCGCGGAAGGTAAATCACTCAGAACTGAAACCCAAAGGGAATTACTCGTACGTTCTAAGCGCGACAACCAACCAAGCTAATGGATTTAGC